GGAACGCGGCTCCCCGTCGTTTTCACTCGGTACAGGGCCGGCGGGCACGGGTAGAAGTCCTGCAGCCCATACGGGTCCTGATCAGTTTTCAGGATCGTGTCGTAGCCTTCAGCGATCCACACCCGCTGGCGCTTCGACTTGTCCCAAATCTCCCAGACGCGGGCGCGTTTGAACGTGTCCTGGTCCTCGCGGGTCTGGTCATAGCTGTTCGTGTTGAGCAGCGAGGCGTTCAGAGGGATCTTATCGGCGTGGTCGGCGAAGTATTCCTTCAACTCGTCTCGCGAGTAGTAGTGCCCGCGCGCCTTCCACCAAATGTCTTTCTCCGACCTCCCGGCGCTCTCGCGGTAGTCCTCCCAATAGACGTGCTCGTCGCGCACGCTCTGCTTGGAGATGTTGCCGTCGCCGTCGAAGTCGCAGTCATAGACCACCCAGCACACGCCGCGACCTGGGAGTAGCACATCCTCTACCGCCGCCTCGATCTGCTCGTCACAACGATAGGCGTCGTTGACGTAGACAATCGAGCGCTCAAGGATGAGGGCAGCTTGCCTGACCGTGCGCTCGTCCTTGCCCTTGCGGGGAAAACGCTTGCGAACATCCGGGGGCCCTACGCGCTGAAAGAGAGCTGCCCTAAGAATCTCGGTATTCGACCAAAGGATATTGGCCTTCTTCTCGATCCGGCGGCTGTCCTCGGCGTCGCGCTCATCGCGATAGCGCTCGACGACCTTCTTCGCCCGCTGGTGCCAGTTCTTGTCCCGGTTGCCGGCAGCGTTGATCTCGCTATGCCAGAACTTGGCGGAAAGCGGCTTGTCCTCTCCCTCGCGCTTCTCGCGCGTCTCCACTGGCTCCCCAGAGGCGGGCGTCGGCTGATCGGTCAATCCCGCCATCTATGGGCCTCATTCACGGAGCAAAAGAATGCGTGTCAGGCGCCAACGAAGGGACAGGCGTCTTCGAGCACAAGCGTGCTGGTGCCGCTGCCAGAAATGACGCGGGTGTTCCACGAGCGTCCAGCATGGGTGCCAGATTGAGTGACGGTGACGGTGAGGTTCTTGCCGTCCTTCATCACCACGTTGTTGCCAGCCGAAAAGCTGGTGAGCGAGGCGCTTGCGGCCGAGCACGAAGCCGTGCCGAGCAACACAGGGCCCTTGTAGAGAGAGCACGTCGAGGCCATTGGGTTCTCCTATTGGTGGCTAGATCCGTGAACCGCTTCTCCCCGACATGCGGTCGTGTCTGGCAACGATTTCCGCAAGCGTCGGCTGGCGGGTCTCGATCTTCGGCTTTTCCTTCGGCGGTGCTGGCGGCGTCAGGGCGCAGTTGACGGCGAACTCCCCGAAGGCGTCTGCGCCGTGGCTGTTCTCGTCATGCTCTGGCGTGGTGTAGGTCTGAAGGCTATCGTTCCATTTCCTATGGAAGCGCCTGAGCCTCTTGAGCCCCAGAAGCACCCGCGGCGTAGCGTTGAACCGGCAGAGTGGCAGAATGCGACGGACGGCCTGAATGCGGTCCTCTGGCTTCGCCGGCACGCCCTTGCGGATGTTCTTGAGCCCGAGCGATATCAGCGTCTCAACTCGAGACCTGGCGCCGTGGCCCCACTCCCGCATCCGAACGTCATGCGGCAGGTAGTGGCAATCGTAGCGAAACGGTTGCTCTCGCCCCAGGACGGCTAGCGCTTTGTCCCGCGACCAACCTTGGAACCGTTTCTCTTGCGGTGGCGTAAATATCTCAGGCAGGGCCGTGGCCAAGATATCGTCTGCCCCGTCCCCTGAGACTTCGTAATAGTCGACAACCGTTGCCTGCAGCCCGTCCTCCTGGACGAACCATATAGCGGTGTAGTCATCTACACCGATGTCGAAGGCGGTGCGAACGGGGCGCTGCGGGTTGTGGGGGAAGCTCCCCACCCTGCCCTCGCTCTCAGCCCTGGCGATCAGGCGGGCGTAGTAAGATCCCTCGGAGACAAGTTGGTAGCCGCCATTCCAGACGTGTTCAGCCATCTCCGGATCGGCGGCGAAGTCCCGATCCTTCTCAGCCCGCAGCACTTGAGGGAACCAAGGGTTGTCGTTCCAATTCACCTCGCAGACGATCGCGTCTGCCGGCTTGTGCGGCCCCCTGAAGAACTCATCCACCGGGTCCGTGTCGTGGCGCGGGTTCCAAGAGCACCAAATCTCGCTGCCCTCCTTGCGGATGGTAGGGCGAAGCAGGCGCCAAGACACGGCAGAGAGGGACTGCGCCTCCTCAATCCACGCTATGTCATAGCCTTCAAGCGACTTGATGCTCTCGGCGTTGTAAGATTGCATCCCCCGAAAGATGATCAGGCCGCCGTTGCGAACCCTGATCTCCGCGTCCAGAACGTCGAAGTGATCTTGCAGACCTAACTTGGCGATCTTGTCGATAAGGAGCTGGCGCACCGACTCCTTGATGGTGTTCTGGACTTCGCGGATGCAGACCGCCCGCGTCGTCCTTGCGAAGCAGCGCAAGACAAGCTGCTCGGCGAAGAAATGGCTTTTCGCACCCGCGCGCCCGCCATGGGCTCCCTTGTATCGCGCTGGCCTCAGAAGCGGCTTCAGCTTCCGGGGAACCTCAACCCTGATCGTCGCTGCCATCGGCAGGGTCAACCACTTTGATCTCGATCGAATGCTGGACGGCTACCGGCGGACCATCCTCATCCCCAGATATGGGCTGAGTGGCCTTGCCAAAGCCTCGGTCTAGCAGTTCCTTAATGGCCGCAACCTTGGCTTGGTCGCTCTCACTGGTCTTCGCGATATTAGCCAGCGTTCCTATGGCGTCCTCGGCGTGCTCTCGAGCCATCTCACGCAGCGTCCGCTTGGCCTCGTTGATCTGGCGCTTAGCTTCGGAGAGCTTGCCAGCGGGGCGGCCCGCTCCCTGTCTTGCGCCCCCCCTGTTTGATTTGTTTGATTTCATTTGATTTCCTGAATGAAATTCAAACGAGGCAACGGCTGCCCTATTGCCTCGTCTGTCCCCATTAGTGTTCCCCGTGAAACAGTGTGAAACGTTGACTTACATGCCAGCCTTGGTCATGGCGCCGCTGATCATGCCGTCGAGTTTGGCGTCAGGCTTGGCCGGGGCCTGCTCGTGCTCGTCGGGAGGAAGAATGCCGGCCATCTCGAGACTATCAAGAGCGGCGTCAATCTTCTTCATCACGGCCGGATCGGTGATGCCGTACTGCTGGAGGACAGCCATTGCTTCCTCGACCGGCATGGTGGGGGCGTGCTGCTCTGCCGGGGCTCCAGAAGGAGTGGCGGGGCCGGGCTGGGGCTGCGCGCCGTCAGCGCCGTAATCGTCAATAGCCATGTTATTCCACTCCGTGCTTGGCTTGAGCCTGATGGATTGCTTCTGCGAGCTTGTCTTTGCGCTTGATGCCGGGGCGGGGGTGCTTGAGGATGCCGGTAGCCTTGTCGGCTTCGTTGAATTCCTTGGCGACCGCCTTCGGAACGCCGCCATATCCGCCTTGGGTATGAGCTGCTGCCGCCATCAGGCGCGTTTGGGCTGGAGAGCGGCTAGGCATATGTCAGTGAGCCGCGCGAATGTGGTGCTCGGCAACGGTTGCCTCTTGCGCGATGGGAAGTCCTGGCGCTTGCTGGCGGGCAGAAACGATGCGCTGAAGCTCGGTCATGATCTCAAGCGATAGCTTAGCCCCCGCGAGGCCATTCGGTGTTCCGGCCCTGGCCGCGATGTCTAGACACTGCGCGATATGCTGAAGGTGGGCGTCTGTCAGGTTGTCCATGTGTCCCCTCTAGATGGTCGTCGACGGCCAAGCGGCTTGGCCGATTTGCTCTATAGTCGTGATTGTTCCGTCATTAATCCCCGACACGATTTGTCCGTAAATCGTGTAACCCGACTGCACCCACAGTCCGACCGCGACACCAAGCGCCACAACCTGCGATGCGGTGAGCTGCACCTGGCCTGTGGTGCAAACCCAATCGAACACGTGATCCGGAACCTTATCTGCGATCTGCACGGCGCCAGCGAGATCAACGCGACCGTCCGCTGTAGTCGAGACAATGACGCCGTTAACAGTCACGATGTTATAGGCAACCTCGCGGTGCTTCCGGCTGGCTTCGGCAAGCAGAAGCGCCTTCTTCGCCTCCGCGCTCAGTTCCGGCACGACGGCCTCGGGCACTGGAACTCCGGCCCAATTGGCGAGCGCGCGCGCCATGATGTCAGTCGGCACCTCGTCGGGCGCCTGCTCTAAGCGGTCCTCAACCTGAGCCTGAAGGAACGCTGCGCTGTCCGAGAACGTCGCCGCCTCTGGGTCTCGCTCTGTGACGCGGCCGTTATAGATAACCCGCTGTGCATCGAGTGCCGCAACCTGCTCGGGCGTTGCCTCCACAGAATGAGGCGACCCGCTGATCGTGATGGT